TCAGAACGCGGCGGCGTCCAGCTCGGCGCAGGTCATGTCGCCGGCGGCGGCCACGTCCAGCCAGGCGCCGATCTTGGGCAGCTCGTAGGCGAAGAAGTAGCGCGCGCAGGCCATGCGGCCCTGCGCGGCCGGGCTGTGCAGGGCCGCATCGGCGCGCAGCGTGGCCAGCGCCAGGTCCAGCCAGACCCAGGCCAGCACGGTGTGGCCAAAGCCCTGCATGTAGGGCACGGCGTTGGCCAGCGTGCGCCTGGCATCGCCTGTGCGCTGCGCCCATTGCCAGGCGGCCTCGGTGGCGTGCAGCACCTGCTGCCAGGCCGCGCGCAGCTGCGCAGCCAGCGGCGCCAGCGCCTCGCGCTCCTGGGCGGCGGCGGCCGTGGCCTCGATGCGCTGGCCCAGCAGCGCCAGCCCCGCGCCGCCTTCCATGCGCACCTTGCGCCCGAGCAGGTCGTTGGCCTGGATGCCGTGCGTGCCCTCGTGGATCATGTTCAGGCGGTTGTCGCGCCAGTACTGCTCGACGGGGAAGTCGCGCGTGTAGCCATAGCCGCCGTGGATCTGGATGGCCAGGGAGTTGGCCTCCAGGCACCATTCGCTGGGCCAGCTCTTGGCGATGGGGGTCAGCACCTCCAGCAGCAGCCGCGCCTGCGCGGCGCTTTCGGGCGCGCCGGTGTGCTGCTCGTCCACCAGCCGCGCGGCCATCAGGTTCAGCGCCAGCGCGCCTTCGCAGTAGGCCTTTTGCGCCAGCAGCATGCGGCGCACGTCGGCGTGCTCGATGATGGGCACCTGGGCGCTGGCCGCATCCTTGCCGGCTGCGCCCAGCGGCCGGCCCTGCGGGCGGGTCTTGGCGTATTCCAGGCTGGCCTCGTAGCCGGCATAGCCCAGCATGGTGGCGGCCATGCCGATGGCGATGCGCGCTTCGTTCATCATGTGGAACATGCAGCGCAGCCCATCGCCCACGGCGCCGACGCGATAACCGATGGCCCCGGCGCTGCCGCGCACCGGGTATTTGCCCTCGCCGAAGTTGAGCAAGGTGTTGGTGGTGCCGCGCCAGCCGAGTTTGTGGTTCAGCCCGGCCAAAGCCACGTCGTTGCGCTCGCCGGTGCGCTGGCCGTCGCTATCCACCAGGTGCTTGGGCACGATGAACAGCGAGATGCCCTTGACGCCGGGCACCAGCTTGCCGTCCGGGCCTGGCACCTTGGCCAGCACCAGGTGCACGATGTTCTCGGCCAGCTCGTGGTCGCCCGAGGAAATCCACATCTTGTTGCCGCTGAGGCGGTAGCGCGGGCCCAGCGGGTCGGCCTCGAAATCCGCGCCATCGGGCACGGCGCGCGTGGCCACGTCGCTCAGCGAGGAGCCGGCCTGCGGCTCGGACAGGCACATGGTGCCGGTGAAGCGGCCGTTGAACTCGTTGTGCGCGAACACCCGCTGCTGCATGGCGCTGCCGTGCGCCATCAGCAAATTGGCGTTGCCGCTGGTGAGCATGTTCGAGCCAATGCTGATCGAGGCCTTGGCAAAAAAGGTGTTGGCCGCCGACTCGACCACGAAGGGCAGTTGCATGCCGCCGATGTCGTAGTCCTGCGCGGCGCTGAGCATGCCCGATTCGGCATAGGCCTGGCGCGCCTCGTAGGTGGCGCGCGGCAGGATGACTTTTTCGCCGTCGAAGTGCGGCTCCTCGGTATCGACCAGCCGGTTGAAGGGCGCGTATTTCTCGCGCGCAATGCGCTCGCAGGTCTGCAGCACGGCGTCGTAGGTCTCGCGCGAGTGATCGGCGTGGCGCGGGCGCTGGCTCAGGGATTGAACGTCGATCCAGTCGTAGAGCAGAAAGTCCAGGGTGTCGCGCAGGCTCATGGTGTGCAAATGGGCGTAGGTGATGCGGCAGGCGCTGCGGCCAGTGCTAGGTGAACAGAGATGAGATAAATATCTATGGATGGGCGCGATAAATCGGGATGTTGCGGGACTGGGCGGGAAATAGGGGGATTGGTTTTTGCAATAGCCTTGCATCTACTGCAATGACATGCCTGGAAGGATTCCGAGCCTTTTAGCTCAAGTTGCGGCCCAGGTATTCCTGCACGATGTCGATGATGGTTTGCTCGTCGCCTGCGTTGATGCCCAGATAGGGGCGCGCGGGGATGTCGCCCCAGGGCGATTGGGCGCGGCGGCCGCGCTTGTCCCGCCCTTGCCAGAGGCTGCCCTGGGCGGCGCCGAATTGGTGTACGGCGGCGTATTCCTGGGCGCTGCCGATTTCGATGGTTTGGCCGCGCACCTGGTGGATGATGCCTGTGGCCAGGGCCAAGGTTTCGCCTTGCAGGGGCTTGTGCTTGGTGCGGGGGCTTTTGCGCTGGGCCAGCTCGCCCTTGGGCGCCCAGGGCGTGCCATCGGGGGCCTTGGCAGCAGGGAAGCGCCGCATGGTGGATTCGGCCATTTCGCGGCCGATCTTGTGCAGCATGGGCTGGGGGTTGTCCAGCGCGGCGATGAGCTTGCCCAGCGCGGTTTGCACGGCCTGGCCTTGGTACTTGATGGTGAGCATGGAGGTCTCCTACAATGGCGGCGTGCCGGACATTCCCCAAAGTCGTTTCGGACGTTGAGAGAAGGGGCAAGCTCTAGGGCTTTGCAGCATGCACTCGTTGGTGGCCAGCCCCGGCACACTTTTTCAAAAGCGGCGAATCACTCGCCGCTTTTTTCATGCCCGTTCCATGCGCCGCGTTTTTTACGCATGGAGTTGAGCATCAGAACACGGCGGCCTGGCTGTACTTCCATGGCCACCAAATAACCCACGCCGTCAATGAGCTTGGTGAACAGCAGCACGTCTCGGCCCGAGGCGTTTTTGCCATCGGCAATGATGGCATCGGGCTGGTTGACGATTTGCTCAATGAGGCCGAAGTCGCTGGCCGTGATGCCGATTTGACCGCGCTTGGCCTCTGATTTCGGGTTGCCGTGCTTTTTGACAGTGTGCTGCACGCCCGAGTTGTCCAGGCTGATGGTGTAGCCGCTCAAGTCCAGGCCGGGCCTGTCGGGGGTGGCGCTGGCCTTGGCAATGACATCGGTTGCCTTGAGGGGGCCAACGTGCATGACCAGTTTGCGGTTTTGGGTCTCCTGCGCCGTCTGGGCAAACTGCCGCAAGGCCGCCGTGCTGGCCGTAGTTTGGGCCTCGCGCGCGGCCTGGTAGGCGGCAATGGCTTCGCGCAGGGCCTGGCCTTCGGGCAGGGGCAGCTTTTGTGCTTTTTGCTCCACCATGAACCGGATGGCCTCGCCGATGTATTGCGGCGGCGCGCCGGCGCCGATCTGCGCGTCTTTTTGCCAGCCCTGCGGGGGCTGGGTTGGCGCGCCTTGCGCTGGGGCGGCGACGGGGCGCACGCGGCAGGTGCAGCCCCAATCGGGCGGGATGCGCGGGGGGTAGTGGCTGCGCCAGAAGGGGTCGCTGTGGTGCAGCGTCATGCCGTGCCAGGCCAGGTGCTGGGGGCGCGGATCATTGGCCAGGCCGCTGTGCACCCATTCCCAATACGGGTATTGGGCGGCAAATTCGGGCTCGGTCATTTGCGCCCAGCGCCCGGCGGCGTAGCTTTTGCGCAGGTTGGTGGTGTAGATGACGCGGGTGCGCCAGGCGCGGCCGCCTTCGCTGTCTTCGCCCGTCCAGCCGTGCCAGCCATGTTGGTGCACGGCGGCCCAGAAGTCCTTGCGGAAGGCGTCGATGGACACGCCCGATTCGATGACGCGCTGCACGGCGGCGCGCAGCTCGGCCAGCAGGTCGGCCTTCATCGCGCCTGCGACGGCAAAGGCGCGGTAGTGCTCCTCGCTGCGCAAATCGTCCCAGCGCTGGGTGCCCACCAGGCGCTGGCGCTGGGCCAAGGCGGCGATGGCTTCTTCAAAGGCCAGGCGGGCGCGGTCGATGCGGGTGTCCACGGCGCGGCCTTCATCGCTGCGTGTGTTGCTCATGGCCGGGCCTCTTGCTGCACGTCGTGCATGCCGGCCAGGCGCGCGGCGGTCATGGCCAGGTGCATGACTTCGACCAGGGCGTCTTCGGGCAGCTCGTCAAACGCGCTGGCGATGCGCTGTTGCAGCTGCTCCCAATCGCTGGCGGCGCTCAGGTGCTGCTCGATGCGGCGCATCCAGTCGGCGACGATGGCCTGGCCGGCCGGGGCCAGTTGCGCGACCAGGCGGGCGGCGTGGGCTTCTGTATCGCCGGGCTGCACGCCCGAAGTTTCGGCGGGTGGCTCGGCAAACAGGGCGGCAGGAGCCGTTTTATAAAACGCCAGGGCGGGGTTTTGCGCTGCGGTGGGTACATCGGCCCCGGCGGCGGGCAAAAAGCGCCTGTACGGCCCCAAATCCTGCGCGCCGGCTTGCAGCGGCTGCAATGGCGTTTCAGGCTGCTCGGGCAGGTCGCCGTCTTCCAGCTCGTAAACGCGCTTGAAGTATTCGGGCGAGAGGCCGCCCATGCGGATGGCGCGGCTGAGGATTTCGTCCCTTTCTGCCTGCGCCTTGCTGACCTCCTCGTCCTGCCACATCACAAAGCGCGGCGCGGGCGCGCCCTCGCCCTCGTGCAGATCGACGATCCAGCGGATGAGCTGGCTGTTGATCACGCCCTCGACCAGGCGCTTGTCGCCGTCGCGGATGTCGGTGGCCACGTCCAGCCCGGCGGTGGCGCTGGCGCGGGTGCTGTCGGCTTCGGTGCTCTGGTTTTGCCCCAGCAAGGCAATGGCGACTTCACTGCGGCAGAACTTGAGCAGCAGCTCATAGGCGCTGGCATTGCCGCTGCTGCCTGCGGCCTGGATCATCTCCACGCTGGCGTCGTCGGGGATGACGGCCACGGCGTCTTCGATCATCGCCTCAAGTTGCTCCAGCAGGCGGTCGCTCTCGGGCTGCGGGCTGTTGCGCGGCTGCTTGCCCACGGCCCAGGGGCTGCCGTATTTCTCGGCGAATTTGACCCAATACCTCAAGCCTCCCCTTTTGAACGTTACGGGCCAGAAGCACATGGAGAGGTCGGCAAAGCCGTAGGGGTTGGCGTAGCTGGCTTCCTGTCTGGCCAAGAGGAACTTGCGCTCGGGCAGCAGCTCGCCATGCAGCAGGTGTTCGCGGCTCTTGAAGCGCAGGCGCGCTTCAGAGTCAAACAGAAACCACTCAGGCGGCTTGCCCACGATGTGCTGCACCGTCGGGGCCCGGCCTGGGCGTTGCTGCCAGAGGATTTCCAGCGGCTGCCAGCCGTAGAGCGTGGCGTCGAGCATTTGGTCGATCAGCGCGTCCAGGTCGAGCTGCTCCAGCACGGCCTGCGCTACCTTGTGCATGCGGGCGCTGGCGCGATCGCGCTCCACGCGCCACTCCAGCGCACGCACGGCCGCTTTGCGGCGGCGGATGCAGCCGCCCGTGTGGGCATCGCTGCGCAGCTCGCGGTACACGGCGATGTCCTTGCCCTGGCGCTTGAGGATGGGGTCGGGGTTGGGCAGCCACATGCCCAGGCCCACAAAATCCGGGCCGCGCTGGCGCGTGGCGATGTGGGCCGAGAGCGGGCGGGCCGTGCCCATGGATGCGCCCATGGATGCACCCAAACGGCGGTGCGCCTCGGCGAAGCGGACGAAATCGCCGCCGGGCAGGTACAGGCCGGGCGCGCTCATGCGTGGCCCTCCATGGCCTGCTCGGCGCCTACCAGCGCCAGGGCCAGGCGGCCGTGGTCATTGGTGCGCGCCAGCAGCTCGCGCAGGGCCTGGGCGGCCTGCTGCACGCCGCGCTGATCGGCCTGGGGCAGGCTGGCAATCACGCCCCGGATGTAGGTGAGGGTTTCGTGGTCGGTCATCAATCGTCCTTTACCAATAGCCTTGCAACAGGTTGGCCGCATCGCGCTTGCGGCGGCTGGTGATGTGCACGGGCCCCCAATCCATGCGCGCGGCGGCATGCGCATACACACAGGCCATGGTGCTGTCGCCGTGCCCGCCGTCGGCCGTCTTGCCATCGGGCATGCGCGGCACGCCGCGCACCAGGCGGATGGCGCGGTGGCCCTGCAGCAGCGGGTCGTGCCGGGGCAGCCAGATCGTGCCGTCCTCCAGCGCCGCCTTGTAGGGCGGCATGTGATCGCGGTACCAGCCCTCGGTGGGCATCAGCCGATCGACCACCGAGCCGTATTTGTCGTGCGCGGCCTCGCCCACGTAGCTGCCATTGCCCCGACTGTCGATCACCATGCCGCTCAGACGCGGCAGCGCATCGGCAATGGCAAACAGCACCTGCAGCTGCTGGTTGTAGGGCACGTTTTTCAGCTCCACCAGAAACGGGATGCGCTGGTGCAGGTTGGGCGACACCTCGTTGGGTGCAATGGCGCTCAAATCGCCCGTGCGCGCAAAGTCCATCCCCAGCGCATGGCGCAGCGCTGGGTCAAACGCCAGCAGCGGGCGCAACTCGGCGTCGATCCAGTCCTGCATCTCGGCGGCGCGCCTCTGCGCGCTGGCCTGGTTGAATGCCTCACTGCCGGTAAAGCGCAGCACCGGCGCGGGTCGCATGCGGCTCTCAACCAGCGCGCGCGTCAGCCAGGCGCCACCGCCCTGGGCCGGGATGCAAAACAGCTCCTCATCCTCGTTGGGGCGGTAGCGCTCAATCGTGGCCTTGCGCCAAGCGGCCTCAGCTTCGGGCGACCAGGCACGGCCCGTGACGGCGCAAATCTTGCGGTACAGCCCATCGTGCAGGGCATCGTCGAGCGTGATGCGGTGCAGGCCGTAGTCGTAGCGGCCGGCGCGCACGTCGTTGATCAACTCGTTGAACGGGTTATCCGTGCCATTGTGGGTACTGATGATGCGGATTTGCCCGCCCCACATCGTCATGGCCATGGCCGCCTTGAGCAGCTCCTTGAGATCGTCCACAAAGGCCGCCTCGTCGATCACCAGACGCTCGCCAGGCCGCCCTTTGGAGCGCAGGTTGCGCGGCGCGCTGGTGAAGGCCTGGATCATGTGGCCGCTGTCAAAGCGGATGGTGTAGGTGAGGATTTGCTTGTCCTCCTCCAACACCGATTCTTCGATTTGGCCGGCGGCCGCGTTGAACGCGCGCGCCCACGTGGCGCAGTCCTGGACGAAGCCCTGCGTCATCTCCTTGTTGTAGGAGATGTAATAGACATTGGCGCCGCCCTCGCTGGCGGCGTACAGCACATCGTCGGCCGCCTCGGCATAGCTCAGGCCGATGCGGCGCGACTTCTCGCAAATCTTCACCGGCGCCTGGTCATTGATCCAATCGACCTGGTACTGCATCAGGATGCGCGAAGCCTGCGCCGTGCCTGCCGCCTGCATTACAGCGCCCCCGCAATCGCATCGCGCAAGGCCTGCACGCCCTGGGCTGACAGGCCCTGGCGCTTGGCCTCGGTGGCGGCCGTCTCGGCCGCTTCGGCTAACGCCTTCTTGCGCGCCGCTGCCTCCACTTTGGTCTGAAACTGCTTGAGCGTCACGCTGGAGCGGGTGAGCGTGGCAATGTGCTTGGCCGCCTCGCTGAGCAGGCCGATGCGCTCGGCAGGCTCCAACTGCCGGCCATCGGGCCCCGGCTCGTCCGCAGACTGCAATGCCAAAATGGCTTCGAATAACTCGGTTTGCACCAGGCTGGTCAGCGCTTCGCTTCGGGCATCCTCCCTGTCTTCAGCGTGCTTGCGGATCAGCATGGCCGCCTCGGTGCTGGCCTTGATCGCCGCCAGGCGGCGGTCAAGCTTGCTGCCATAGCGGTGCAATGCCGTGCGGCTGGGCAGCTCGCCCGCCTTCGCCTCGGCGGGGAAACGCTCCTGTAAGTCGGCAATCATCTCATCGAGCGTCTGCGCGCCCGTGGCCAGCATCGCCTCGATGTAGGCTTTGATCTCGGCGGGCAGGCGGCTGATGCTGCTCTTGCGTCCCATGGCCGCGCCTCACCAGTACTTGGCGGGCCGGGCAATGCCCGGCTCGCAATCGACCGTGTACTCGGCCACGTCCACGCCGTGGCGCGTGAGCTTGCAAAACCAGCGCCCATCGGGCTTGGGCTGCACCTCAATCAAAACGCGATCTTGCAGGTACTCCATTTCACGGCGCACCTCCAGCTCCGTGGCGTCCGGAAATTCGGCCTGGGCCACAGTCAACACCAAGCCATCGAAACTGCCCAGCGGTCGGGCATTGTTGAGCGTGAGCAGGATCAGCCAGCGCAGCCCCTCACGGCGTGCCCGTGCAGCGTCAATCCGCATTTGTTTGTCCTCCATGCGCTACCGCGCGCAGTTGATAAATCTCCAACTTGCCAGCCAGGCTGTCGAGCTTGGCCTCAATGGTCGATTGGCCCCGGATGTAGTCCTCGCGCCGCACGTACTGCATGGGCAATTCCGCCTGAAAGCGCAGCAGATCGCGCTCGAGCTGATGCACCCGCTCGGCCTGGCTGTGGCTGGCCGTTTCGATGGAATCCAGGCGCTTGGCCAGATCGGTTTGCAGCTTGTGATTGCCGCGCTCCAACTCGTTGAACCGCCTGTCCTGATGCCGCTGGTGCTGGCTCAGCAACAGCTTGCCAATGCCCGCGGCCGCGCCGAAAAACGTCAGCAGCAGCCCCACCAGCCACGTGAATTCAATCTGCAAGGTCATCGTTGCGCTCTCTCCATCGCGGCCTGGCAACCCACGCAGCGCCGCACGCCCGGCAGCGCCTGGCGGCGCGCGGCGGGGATGGGCTCGCCGCAGTCCCCGCAGTCCAGCACCTGCACCGCACTGCGCTGGCGCGCCGCGCGCACGGCCTGGTGGGCGAGCTGGTCGTGCAGCCATTCCTGCCCGCGCTCCTGCGCGCGGTCCATCACATCGCCCATCACCGCACCTGCTCCAGCCAGTCGATCAATTGCCGATGCCGCCAGGCGCACAGGCCGTAGGCGTCATAGGTGTGCTTGAGCGCCAGAATCACCGCATCCACCTCAGCGCCCCCCTGTATCCCTGGGGGCGGCTCGCAGCCGCTCATCAGCGCCGCTGGGGGCATGGCCGGCGGCAGCCGCAGCGGCTCGGCGGCGGGCGCCCTCCAGCTGCTGCACGATGCCAGCATCCATGCGGCAGCCAGCACGATCAGCGGCCGTTGCCGCCAGTGCCTGGTGCAATTCATCGGTAGTCCTCCGGTTGGTTTGCGCTATTGCTTCGGCCGCGCTGCGCACACGGGCGCTGGCCGCCTGGCTGGCCGCGATCAGCGCGGCATGCTCGCGCGCGGCGGCGCGGTATTCATCCAATTGGCTGGCCTGGGCGGCCACAGTGGCGCGGTCGGCAGCAGCCCGCGCGGCAGACTGGCCGCTGGCATAGCCCAGCGCGTACACGGCGCACAGGCCGACCAGCACCAGCAGCGGGCCGATCAGCGGCCCAATCAAAGGGCGCAGCAACAAGGCGCTCATCGCTCACACCCCCGCGCTGAAATGCCCATCGCGCCCCCATTCGGCGCAGATTTCCGCCGTGGCATTGCGGCGCTTGACCAGACCCGCCCAGCGCACCTTCTGCCCCGTGCGCGCATCGCGCCCCCAGACCCAGCGCAGCATCTGCGCGCACGCCGCATCCAGGCGCCCCGCATTGGCCTCGCGCACATGGGTGGAGGCCCCCACCTGAGCCGCGCCCAGGTTGTAGAGCATGTCCAGCATGCTCGCGCGAACCCACATGTTGTAGCTGCCCCAATGGCGGTACAGCCGCCTGGCATCGCGCTCGGCCTGCGCGTAATGGGCCAGCTCCAGCCGCTTGCACTCAGCCTCCGAATAGCGCTTGCCCGTGCGCGCCGCCTGATCCACCGCAGGTCCGGTAATGCCCCGGCACACCGTCCACACCCCGCCGCCATCGCGATACGGCGTAAAGCGCAAGCCCTCGTAATGCGCGCCAATCTCCATCGCCAGCAGCACCTCCGGCGACGGCGCAGGCACATGGCCCACACTCGAAACCCCCAAGCCCGCGCCCAGCCCCACACTGGCCGCCGTAGCGGTCGAAAGCAGGCGGCGCGTCAGCGACGAAGGGACAGACGAATCGGGCATGGCGGCACTCCAAAAGGCAACAAAAAAGGCCCCCGTTCTGGGGAGCCTTGACTGTGCCGGGCCAGGCGCCGGGGCAATAACTAAAGCGCTTTAGAAAGCCATGCCGCGCGGCTGGCTCCAACATGCCCGCACGAACCGACCCGCCGCACGCGCCAGCCCCGACCATGCCCCCCGACGAAACCACCTACCGCTACTGGCTGCGCAAAGCCGCCCGCTTGACCCTGCCCATGGCGCACGACGTCTACGGCATCGCCCACGCCCTGCAAGACCTGGGCCTGGCGTTCGTGGAAGTTCTGCGCACCCTAGCCCTGTTCCTGCTTGTCCTCATTCTTCGCTCGCTGCTGTTATTCACCTTCCCCATCAGCGTCCCTCTGCTGGCCTGGTGGTTTCACAAACGTGCCGCCCAGATTCGCCAGGCACGCAAGCGCGCCCGGCAAGAGCTTCTGCGCCACATCGCCAACAACGCAGATCCATAGACGCTGGCATCGCCTACCTCTGGCATGCCCGCAACCCCATCGAACAAGCCCTGATGGACGATGCCCTGCGCGCCCTGGGCGCCGCCACCGAGGAGCTGGTGCAGACCCTAGAAAAGTTCGCGCAAGGACGGCAGGCCCTGGCTGATTTCGGCTTTGAGCCAAGACGAGAGGGCATCGAAAGTCCATGAGCCGAAGAGGCGCTTATGCTTTCTGGCGCAAGGCTTCCCAGTCAAATCCAACAATCACCGCCTTGGTGACTTGACCGCGCAACATCTTGGCATTGATAGAAAGATAAATGGGCGTGCGCTCCCATTCTGCCGCCGCTAGAAGGTCTCTATCTTGCGCCAACAGTGAGCGGGTATTGAGTGATGCTCTGAACTCAAGCGTCTTATCCATGGCCCGCAAGTCCAAAATGACTTCGTCCGCCCCTGCCGGCCATGAAACGGCACCAATCAGATAGACGCCATCAAGGCGTACTTCCTCGGAAGCTGAGCGTGGTTCCCGATACAGCTGGCGCGCCTGATTACCGGTGAGCGCTACGCCATCGAGGTTTAGCGACACCGCATTCACTGCACTGCGCAACACGGCATCACGTGCATCATTGAAATCATCCATGGCACGCGCGAGGTCGGGGCGTTGCCCCATTGCCTGTGTTACGACAGCCAAGCGCTTTGTCTCCTCTTGCGACATGACCACCTGCGCAGCAAGCTCATTGGCCTTGCTCGCCTGCTCAGCCCTGGTCTTGATGTAGTGCTTTGCGACAACAGTCGCCCCGCCAATGAGACCCAGGCCAAGCACTGTGATGATGATGTTTTCGGGGCTCATTTTTGCTGTCAGCTCCGTAACCAGTTGGGATAACGGCGCACTCAAGTCCACTGTAATCAACGAGCTGCCTGGTTGAACCTTGGCAGTAATGGCTGTTTTGCGTCTCTCTTCTGCGTTGAGCCTCGTGGCATTGGGGCGCATCAGCCTCAAATAAGCACGATCTACCGCTTGCTGCATCTCAATGAGCGCTTTTGCGGTCGCCGCCGTAATGGTGCCGTGATAGATCGATCCTGTCAGCTTGATTTCAACCGTTGGCCAGCCTTTGAGTTCCAGCGTGCAGCCTTCAGGCACAAGCAATCCGAGCAAGGCCCTCTCCAGAAGCCTGGCAGCTTCTTCATCATTCGTAATTACAGGTAATGTCCGCATGCAGCTTCAGTCATCGAAACTTCGTAATTGAGCAAATGCCTCACGCCCGCGCCGAGATATGGCCCGCGCAGGTCAGCCACTGGCAGGGCAGTTGGGGCCAGGCGCGCTGCGCCTCTGAGGCGGGCAGCGTCTTGCCGCGCAGCTTCTTGTGCGGGCAATGGCGGCCACTGATTTCGGCATGGCACACAAAGCCCCATTGCCCGTAATGGGCCATGAAATCCGGTTGCAGCAACTGCTCATAGCGCAGGGCATTGATGGCCTTTGATGCCGCGCGTGAGGCGATGAACAGCGCCATCTTTTCGCGGCACTTGCGCACATCGCCCTCGCGCAGGCGCCGCACCACGCCATCGAGCGCATCGCGCGCCTGGCCGCGCCCCGCTCGCTGAAGCAACTCGCCCAGCGCCGCCTTCGTTTGCGAGCGCTTGAACTCAATGCCCAGCACATCCAGCGCCTGGCCCAACTCATCCTTGCTCGCCTTGGCCAGCACATCGGCCAGCTTGATGCGCTCATAGCGCCGCTCAATCTCCTCCAGCGTGTCATAGCCCTCGGCGCGCGCAAACGCCTCCCAGGCAGGCCAATCCCACCAGGCGCAACTGTTGAGCGCCACCAACAACGCCTTGGCCGCTTCGCGCGGGTTGTTCAGGCGCTGCACCACCAGCGTCTCCACCGCCGCGCAGCGCCGGCGCATGGCCTCATCGCCCACCAGCTCGTCCAGCACCTCGCGCAAGGCGCGGCGCAGCTGCGCATCGCTGGGGCCAAAACCGTCAGGGTTACTCATGCGGCCCGTCCTTTCGTGTTGCGTTGATCAGCCGCAGGCCCGAACGCACCAAGTGTCGTCCTGACCCCCTCCTGTACCTGCGCGGGCGCAGCGTGGTAGAGGGCCAGCAGCGTGCGCTCGCCCTCGGTGATGGGCGGCGCTGCCGGGGCCGGGGGTAAGGCGCTGCTGCGCTGGCCTGTGAGGATGTACAGGACATCGGCGCCTGCTGCCGCAATGGCAGCGAGATACCGCGTGTCCGGGTGTCGCTCACCTTTTTCGTACTTGATTTGGGCCTGCTTGGTGACTCCACCAATGCGGCCAAACGCCTCTTGAGAGAGGCATAGAGCTTCTCGTTCCTCGCGCAAGCGCGCACCAACAAAAGTAACCATATGCTTACCTTGGTTATTGCTTGATTGGTAATCGATTGATTACCATAATCACATCCATCAGCAACCAATCACAGCGAACCGCCATGCCTTCATCCCATCCCGATCTCATTCCCGCCCTGGCCGCCCGCGCCGGCCTGAGCCAGCGCGCCGCCATGCTTTTTGCACGGGCCTTGCGCGATCTGCTGGCTACTTCACCCGCCGAAGCAGCGGCGGATACGGAAAGCCCCGCTGTTGTTCTTTGGGAAGCTCGGCCGCAAGAACTGGCTCGCCCAGCTGACTGCGTAGCACTGCTTCAAGCCGCTCAAAGGGCTCAAGCGCTGGGTCGTCCAGTGCGAATTCGCCTGATCGCAACCAATGCTGAGCCAGATCATTCAGCGCCCGCGGGTCATACCCCTGCAAGCCCTGCGCATACGCCAGCAGCGCACCCGCCAGGTGCTCAAACCCCACCAGCTCCCGCTCCAGCCGCCGCGTCGCATGGCCCAGCAGCGCCTTGGCCGCCCGCAGCTCGCTAATGCCCTGTGTGGGCGCGTCCTCGTCCATGTTGGCTCCTTCTTTCGTCTTCATCCAGCCCATCCACACGCCATGCAACACACCCCCAACCAAATCAAGCACCGCCTGCGCCAGCAAGGGCACACGCTCAAGAGCTGGGCAGCGGCCAACGGCTTCAAGTACCGCACCGTCAGCGACGTGGTGCGCGGCCTGCGCCAGGGCAACTACGGCGAAGGCCGCGAAGTGCGCCAGCGCCTGGGCCTGCCCGTGGCCGATTGAGATTTTCGCACTGTTTCACACTGTAACAAAACAACGGGAATACGAGCATGAGGAAATGGCGCCCCCCCAAAAACCTGGTTCGCGAAATCCGAGCGCTGCGCAACTGGGTGCCCCGCACCATTTGGGGCTGTCCAGACCCGGGCATAGCTTTCGGTATCGGCACGCGCGATACCCCCATCGTCGGCGGCCAGCAGGTCGTTGACTACCACTACGAGATCAAGCGGGTGTGGAAATTTCCCGGCTCAACCAGTGCACCCCCCACGCATCTGGTGCTGACGATCGATATTTACTGCGCCAGCGGCGATGCAGAGCGCGCGGGCCGCGCCTTTGAGGTCGATCAGTGGGAGGCGCGCAAGCAAACCGTCTGGGCCTCGCCCCCAAACCGCGCCGCTTATCGCCAGTTGGCGCGCCTGGCCCGCACGCTGCTCTCTGGCCGTGACGCCACCTTGGCCGATGGCTCCTGCATCCAGTCGATGGGGGCCATGCCAACCAAGCGCGTGTGGCGCGCGGGCGGGGGGGCGGTATGAAGCCCCGCTCCATCCGCCCCGGCCAGCGCGTGCTGTTCACCGACCACCAGGGCCAGGCCATCCGCGCCCATGTGATCGGGCGCGATGCCCTGCTGCGCCGCACCACCTTGCGCGTGCCCCTGTACGCCGGGCAGATCAGCCCCCAAGACCCCGGCACGGTGCACCTGACGGACTACGAGGCCAGCCGCCGCCTGCGCCTGCCCGCCAGCGCCGCCGAATGGGAGGGCGCCGCATGAAGCCCCGCTACAAGCTGCATCTGGACGGCTCCCTGTCCGTCATCACGCCCGGCGGCGCCCAGGCCCGCCTGGGGCGAGGCCTGCCGCCACAAAGGCTTGCGCAGCTGCTCATGGCGGCCCTGGCCGTGGCCGGCGTGCTGCTGTTTCTGAACTTTTTCGTGCCGGTGAGCAAAAGCATGGTCGCGGCCGCCAGCGTCTTGATGCTGCTGTGCCAGGGGGTGGTGTTCTGGCATTGCCTGCCCCCTGTGACGCCCGCCAGCGGCGCCGCGCGCACCCGAGCCGCCCGAGGGCCAGCGCGCCGCCGCGCGCCAGCGCCGCCCACGCCCCCGCGCCCGCCCGGCTGGCACCCCATGAAGGAGACGCCATGAGCCGCCTGCAAACCGGCTTCGACATCATCCGCGCGCTCTCGGGCCATGAGTTCGACGGGCTGCGCCTGGCGCAAATCGCCAGCGCCTGCCAGCGCAATGCGCCCACCACGCTGCGCACGCTGCAAGAGCTTGAAGCCCTGGGCATCGTGCAGCGCGACGCCCGCCGCGAAGAGGTTTGGCGCCTGGGCCCGGCCCTGGTGCAAATCGCCATCGCCTTCCAGCAACACCTGCTCAATAAGCAGCGCGAGCTGGCCGACTTTGAACGCAACTACACCCGCACACCGTAAGGAAAAACATGGCCAAGAAACTCAAACCCGCCGAAAACCACCTGCCTGAACTGGTGGACAACGCTGCCGAAAAAATGGGCGAGCTGGTCAGCACCGTGGCCGAGCAGGAAAAACAGTCAGTGCATGAGCTGGGAAAGCTTGTTGGCCGCATTGAAACGGCGGCTTTATACGAAACGATTTCGCAGGGCGTCATTGCATCTTCTTACGAGAAGGCAATGAAATCAAAGGCTTATAAACATCTGAAGAATCCAAAAAGCGAAACGTATTTCGCGTCGGCTGCTGAGTTTTGTGAGGAGGTTTTAGGCGTCACAGCCCGCCGCGCCCAGCAAATCCTGGCCAACCGCAACCTCATCGGCCAAGAAGCCTTCGAGCAAGCCGAGCGCATTGGCCTTCGGCAGACGGACTACAAAGCCATCAAAGCCCTGCCCGCGCCTGAGCAGGAGCTGGTGCGCCGCGCCGTGGAAGAGGCGCAAAGCAAGGATGAGGTGGTGGATTTGATCCAGGAGCTGGCCGCGCGCACGGCCAGCCACAAGGCCCAGGCCGAAGAGGCCCGCGCCGAGCTGGCCGCCAAAGAGCAACTGCTGGCCGACAAGAACAGCCGCATCGACGCCCTGGCCAGCGACCTGGCCCGGGCCAGCCAGCGCCTGGCCAACTTGCCCGCCGACCAGGCCTGGGTAGAGCTGCAGCGCGAGGCCACGGGCAAGGCCGCCGAGGCCGCCGGGCTGATTGCCGGCAGCCTGCGCCATGCGCTGCAAACCCTGCACGAGGCGGGCGAGCAGATGGGGCGGCGCGACCAGGTCTTCATGGCCGGCCTGCTGGGCCAGGTGGAGCAGGAAATCCACGCCCTGCGCGAGCAGTTTGCCCTGCCCCTGGCCCCGGCGGCGGGCCAGCCCGAATGGCAGCAATGGGCCGATGCGCAGGACGCGGCCGAGGCCGCCGAAGCCGCCGCCCAGGCCATGGATGCGGCCCATTGAGCCCCGGCGCAACGCCCCCGCACGACGCCCCATCACCAGGAAAAGCCCCGCCATGCCCCCCGCCGCCCACACCGAGGTTTTGCTGCACATCAAGCAGCAGGCCGATGCCGCCGGCCACGGCCACAAGGAGCGCATCTACCAGGCCGCCTGCCAGCAATACGGCTGGGCGCTGCCCACGCTCAAGCGCTGGCTGTCGCAGCTGGGCGCGGCCCGCGCGCGCAAGCGCCGCAGCGATGCGGGCGATTGCGCGCTGACGCTGGAGCACGCCCAGATGATCAGCGCCGCGCTGATGGAGGGCTACCGCGCCAACAACAAGCGCGGCGCCACGCTCGATGGCTGCCTGCAGCGCCTGCGCGCCAACGTCCCCGGCCTGGCCTGCGCGCTGGATGCGGCCACGGGCGAGCTGCGGCCGCTGTCGGCCAGCGCCGTCTCGCGCGCGCTGCGCCACTACCGGCTGCACCCCGAGCAGCTGCGCCGCGCAGCGCCCGCGCAGCCGCTGCGCAGCGAGCACCCCAATGAGGTCTGGCAGATCGACGCCTCCATCTCCATCCTGTTCTACGTGCCCGATGAGGGCGGCCTGCAGGCCATGGCCCGGGCGCAGTTCAACAAGAACAAGCCGGGCAATTTCGAGCGCATCAAGCGCCAGCGCCTGACGCGCTATGTGATCACCGACCACTACAGCGGCAGCATCTTCGTGCACTACGTGGCCGGCGGCGAGAGCACCGTCAACATGGCCGAGGCCTTTTTGCGCTGCATTGCCCAGCGCCCGGGCCAGCAGATGTACGGCGTGCCCTTTCACCTGATGATGGACCCGGGCAGCGCCGGCACGGCCGGGGCCTTTGGCAACCTGCTGCGCCGCCTGCAGGTCGCGCCCATCGTCAACCAGGTAGGCAATGCCCGCGCCAAGGGCCAGGTGGAAAACGCCCACAACCTGGTGGAGGTGGATTTCGAGAGCGGCTTTCGCCTCACCCACGTGCCCGGCATCGACTGGATCAACCAGCAGGCCGCGCGCTGGATGCGCTACTACAACAGCCAGCGCGTGCACAGCCGCCATGGCGCGCCGCGCTGGATCAAATGGATGGAGATCACCCCCGCGCAGCTGCGCACGGTCGATGCCGCTCTGGCGCGCGAGCTGCTCACGCATGCGCCGGCCACGCCCAAGGTTGACGTCTTCTTGCAGGTGCGCTTTGCCGGCCGCGTGTGGGACGTCAGCGGCGTAGGCGGCGTGATGGTGGGCGAGCGCCTGGCCATCACCTACAACCCCTTCAACCCGGCCGCGGCCTATGTGCTGCTGCGCGATGCGGACGGCCATGAGCAGCTGCTGGAAGTGCCCGAGGTCGAGAAAAACGCCGCCGGCTTTGCTGCCAGCGCTGCGCACATCGCCCACGAATACAAGCGCCCGGCCGACACCGCCGCCGACACCCAGCGCAAGGCCATCGAGCGCCTGGCCATGCAGGCCCCCACCGATGCCCAGGCCGAAGCGGCCCGCAAGGCCAAAGCCCTGCCTTTTGGCGGCCGCATCGACCCCTACAAGCACCTGGAGCAGGCCGACAAGCTGGCGCTGCTGCCGCGCCGCGGCACAGAGCTGGCCCCGGCGGCCAGCGCCCGCAGCGATCTGGCCGAGCGCACCCTCACGCATTTCGAGGCCGCGCAAGCGCTGCGCGCGCAGCACGGCGTGGAGATGGACAAAACCAAATTCGCCCAGCTCGCCGCCTGGCACCCGAACGGCGTGCCCGAGGGGCAATTGCCCGAGCTGGCCCACAAGCTGGCCGTGCGCGCCACGCTGCGCGTGGTCGGCGGGCATTGATCGCCCATCACCAAGAGAAGGAGAAACGACATGCGCATCCACCCCGCCGCCCTGGCCGCCCTGGCCGCGCGCCTGGAGCTCAGCCAGCGCGAGCTGGCCCGCGGCGCCGGGCTGAGCCTGGGCAGCGTCAACCGCCTGCTGCAAAGCGGCGAGCTGCCCCGGCGGCGCAGCAGCACGCTGCGCGCCCAGCTGCTGGAGTTCCTGCGCGACCGCGGCGCCCGCGCCGATGAGCTGGCCGCGCTCCAACCCCCATCCCAACCCCAATCCAAAAAGAAGGCCCCAGGCGCGGCAACGCCTGAGGCCGGTATCCCCCTGACTGAAACCACTCAACCAGAAAAGGACGATCCTATGCTACTGGAAAAATCAGCCCTCACCCTGCAAGCGCGCCAGCACTTTGGCCTGCCGCGCAACCCCTTCGTCGACGACGTGCAAACCACGGACGACGTCTACCAAACCCCCAGCGTTCGCTACGCCCGCGCCGCGCTGCTGGACTGCGCGCGCCACCACGGCTTCATGGCCCTGGTGGGCGAGAGCGGCGCGGGCAAATCCACCCTGGCCGAAGACTTGGAAGAGCGCCTGGCCGCAGGCGCCGGCGGCGGCGGCGAGGTCGTCGTCATCCGCCCCTACGTGTTGGCCATGGAAGAAAACGACGCCAAGGGCAAAACCCTCAAAAGCGGCGCCATCGCCGAGGCCGTGATTGCCGCGCTGCAGCCGCACGCCACGCCGCGCGCCAGCGCCCAGGCGCGCTTTGCCCAGGTGCACGCGCTGCTGCGCGAGGGCCAGCGCGCCGGGCGCCGCCATCTGCTGCTCATTGAGGAGGCGCACAACCTGCCCACGGCCACGCTCAAACACCTCAAGCGCTGGCTGGAGCTCAAGGACGGCCTGCGCCGCCTCATCGGCGTGGCCCTGATCGGCCAAACCGAATTGCGCCGCCGCCTCTCGGCACAAAACGCCGAAGTGCGCGAAGTCGCCCAGCGCTGCGAGATCGTCGAGCTGGAGCCGCTGAACAACGAGCTCGAAGGCTATCTGCGCCACAAATTCGCGCGCTTTGATCTGCCCTATGAAAAAGTCTTCGCGCCCGATGCGCTGGACGCCATCCGCGCGCGGCTGATCTACACCCCGCGCGGCGGCAGCGCCCGCGACGCCATCTCCATCTGCTGGCCCCTGGTGGTCAACAACCTGGTCTGCCGCGCCATGAACGCCGCCGCCGTGGTGGGCAGCCCCGTTGTCAACGCTGATGTGATCCGGGGGTGCTGAGATGAATGCCTTGCCACCCGCCACCACTGTCCGGCCCGCAGCCGGGGCCCCACACGGCCTGTGGATGTTTGACGTGTACTACGCGCCTGGGCGCCAGGCCGCGCACATCCCCAAAACCGCCCGCTGCCAGGGCGAGGCCCTGCTGCGCTTGATCAATGAAGATCTGCTGCATTCGCCCGAGCGGGTGTGGCGCATTGATTGCGTAGCGATGCAGCCCGTGTCAGAGCGCGATGCGCCGCAGGCCGATGCGGCCGGCGCCCAGGCGCAGCCGGAGGCCGCAGTATGAGCCGGAGGTCACAACGCATGCCCTACCAACCCGCGCCCTGGCACGGCGTGATCGTCGGCTACGCCCGCCGCCGCATGCTGCGCGCGCGCTGGCAGCGCTGGCGCTGCGCGGCGCTGGCGCTGCTCATCACGGCATTGCTGATGGGCACGGCCATCGGCCTGGCCTGGCTCATCACTGAACTGACCTGGGGGACGCTATGAGAGGCTTGACGCATGACATGGCCCGCCTTTGGCGGCACCTGCGCCAAACGGGCAGCTGGTGGACGGCGCAGGATTTGTACCAGCACTGGTACCCGGTGTTTTCTCAGGAAGCCGTGCAGCAGATGCTGGACTACCTGCAGCGACACCGATTCGCGGCGCGGCGCACGCACATCGACTGGGGCCTGCCCATGTACGCCGTGACAGCCGATTGCCGGGCGCTGCCCGGCTTCGAGCAAGGAGGGCGCACATGAGCCAATGCCCATTTTGCGCCGGCACGGGCCGGCAGCAGGCGCCACAGCCCAGCGCCAGCCTGCGCTGCCCCTACTGCCGCTGCGACCTGCCGCTGACGCAGCTCTTTGCCGATGCCGTCACCTGCGAGGCCGTCACCCGCCTGGCCGCCGTCAGCCTGCCGCTGGGCGAGCGCGTGACGCAATACATCATGCTCTTTGGCCCGCAGCAGCGCCCCTTGACCGTAGCGCGCCAGGTTCGCCTGCTGCTGGAGCTGCTGCCCGACATCGAGCGGCGCGCCATCACCTACAAGGGCCGCGACTGGCAAACGCCGCTGCGCGCCTGGGGCGAGGCGCTGACGCGCATCCTCGCCGCGCGCGACGCCGGCAAGCTCGATTTGCCGCTGACCGGCCACAACTACCTCTACGCCATCCTGGCCAGCCTGGCGAGCGCGGCCGAGGCCAAGGCCGAGCAAGAGACCGAGCAACAGCGCCGCAACGCCGTGCGCAGCGCGCCAGGCGCCGGCGCCGTCGATGCCGCCGCAGCGGCCGCTGCGGCCCTGGCGACCGCCACAGCCAGCGCCACAGGCGCGGCCGCCGCCCAGGGCGCCGAGCCCGTGCGCTACACCAGCCTGGCCGTGCGCCGCATGCAGGAGGAGCGCCAGCGCAACCTGCAGCGCCGCGAGCGCATGCTGCAGCGCACGCAAGGCGGGGCACAAGGCAGCGACGCCGGCGGCAACGGCCCGGGCGAGCCAGGCCAGGCGGGGGGCGGGGAGGCCGCCCCATGAGCAGCGCCCCCATCACCCTGCAGGCGCAGGTGCAGCTGACCCCTGGCCAGGCGCGAGGCGTGGCCATCCGCGTGCTGATCGGGCTACTCGATGGCGGCGAGGCCATCGCGCACGGCCTGCTGCTGGCCGATGACGGCCGCGGGCTGTACTCACCAACCCTGACGCCGCTGCGGGCCGCCACAGACCTGGACCGCGCCGCGCTGCTGGTGTTGCGGCACCTGGCGCAGATTTCCCATGAACCCTTTGGAGCACACCACCATGACCGAGTTGAACAAGCCAGCCGCTGACGGCACCCCGCCGGGCTACCTCAAAAATGCCAGCGGCCATTTAGTCCCCCTGGAGCAGGTGCGCGAGCAGGACTTGATGCGCGATGAAGTCGCGCGCCGCCTGGCCGAGCGCGCGCTGAAAATCAGCCAGGAGCTGGCCAGCTTCAAGCGCGAGGCCCTGGCCGACATTGCCGACCTGGTGCGCATCGCAGGCGAGCGCTACGACGTGCGCCTGGGCGGCAAAAAAGGCAATGTGCAAATCACCACCTACGACGGGGAGTTCAAAGTGGTGCGCTCGGTGGCCGAGCGCATTGCCTTCAGCGAAGAAATCGAAGCGGCCAAGGAGATCATCAACGCCTGCATCATCCGCTGGAGCGAAGGCGCCAACGACAACATCCGCGCCCTGGTGGACAGGGCGTTTCGCACCGACAGCAAGGGCCAGCTCAAAACCGCCGCCGTGCTGGAGCTGCTGCGCCTGGAGATCGACGACGCCCAATGGCGCCTGGGCATGGACGCGCTGCGCGACAGCATCCACAGCACGGGCACGGCCACCTATGTGCGCGTGTACCGGCGCCAGGGCGCGGCAGACAACTACGTGCCCGTGCCGCTGGATTTGGCTGCGGTGTGAGGTGTGGCATGAAATTCAAAAGCTTTGCACGCGCCGCAAATGGCCTCCAATACCAGCCCTTGGCGCTTTCTGCCTGCAAGGCGCCGGCCCGCTTTGTATCGGGCGCCACGCCGCGCGTATGCCTGCGCTCCTTGCTGGAAGCGGCTTGCCTGGGCTGGCCGCGTTGGCAGCGCGCCGTGCGGCTGCTGGCGCGGCACGGCCGCTGGCCGCTGCGCCACGCGCAAGACTGGCGCGGGCGCGCCACCTTCTTGCTGGCGGCGGTGCATGTGCCCCTGCTGCTGGCCGCGCTGGAATCGGTGCTGGCCGTGTCCTACCCGGCGGGCGCGCGCCGCATCGGGCACTTGGCCGGGGCATGGCGCAAAGACTGGCTGCGCGCAGGCCCGCCCATGCGTTCAGATGGCGATTTGAACGCCCCAACGCCGCAAGAGGCTGCCCGCGCCGCCACCGCCGCCCCGGAACGCCTTGCGGACGCTTTGCGGCGCAAGCGCAAAAAGGGCTTCGTCAACGCCCGCTTGCAGGCCGAGGCCGCTGCCCTGGCCTCGCAAGGCGTGTCGTTCCGGGAGATCGGCCGCCGCCTGGGCATCAGCGGCGGGCTGGCCAACATGCTCGCGCGCGGCAAGTACCCCATCCCTGCCGAGGCCGCTCCATGACCCAGCAACACATTGCCGCCATCCACACGCTCAAGGCCAAGCTGCGCCTGAGCGATGACGACTACCGCGCGCTGCTGCTGCACCTCACGGGCAAAAACAGCAGCAAGGCCATGAGCGTGGGCGAGCGCGCCCGCGTGCGCGACCACCTGCACGGCCTGGCCGTGCGCGCCGGCCTGGCCGCGCCCACGCGGCTGCGCCGCCAAAGTTTTGCGCAGGCCTACCAGGCCGCCAGCCCGCGCGAGCGCAAGGTCTGGGCGCTTTGGAACCAGCTGCACCGCCAAGGCCGCATTGCCAGCGGCGGGGCCCGGGCCCTCAACGCCTGGGTCAAGCGCCAGACCGGCGTCGATGCGCTGCGCTTTTGCAACGGCGCCCAGCTCGACGCGCTGATCGAGGCGCTCAAGCTCTGGCAGGGCCGGCCAGAACAAGAGGCGGGCCATGACTGAACGCAAGCAGCCCAGCGCCGCCGAAGCGGGCGTGCTCGACGCCGCGCTGCCCGCCGGCCTGACCGAGGAAATGCGCGACGTGGCCTATTGCCTGTTTGAGGCATTGGTGCTCGACGATGCGCGCTGCGGCACCGCCGCCCCGGCAGGCCCCTGGCTGGCCCAGTTGCGCAGCATGGCCCGCCAGGCGCTGATGCAGCTGCAACACCTGGCCCGCGAAAAGGGCGGCCGCGCCATCTACCTGGCCAAGGGCGTGGCCGTGCGCCTGAGCGCGCGCGACCGCGCCATGTGCGCCGAATTCCGCGGCAATAATTACCGCGCCCTGGCCGACCGCTACGGCCTGACGGAAATGCGCGTGCGCCAGATCGTGGACGCCTGGCAGCGCGAACAGTTTGCCCGGCGCCAGGGCAAGCTGCCGGGCATTGACCCCGAGCCCGAGGATTGACGGCGCGCCCATCCATCACCCCCATCAATTCCTAAAGCGCTTTACTTAGGCGCCAGGCCCCATGCCCCGCACCATGCGGGGCATGCGTCATATAGAAATCTTCCGCGCCGGCCGCCACACCGACATCAACGGAGTGGAGCGCCAATTCACCGATGCCGACCTGCAAGGCATGGCATCGGGCTACGACCCCAAGCTGCACGAAGCGCCGCTGGTGGTAGGCCACCCGCGCACCGATGACCCTGCCTACGGCTGGGTGCAGGGGCTCAAAGTCGCCGCCGGCAAGCTGCTGGCCATCCCCCGCCAGGTGCAGGCCGCCTTTGGCGAAGCCGTGCAAAGCGGCGCCTACAAAAAGGTCAGCGCCGCCTTTTACAGCCCCACGGACAAACACAACCCCACGCCCGGCCAGTGGTACCTGCGCCACGTGGGATTTCTGGGCGCCATGCCGCCCGCCATCAAAGGTTTGGAGGGAGCAGCCTTTGGCGAGGGGGACGCGCTGGAAAACGCGGTCGTGATCGAGTTTGCCGAAAGCCCCGCTTTGGCAGCCGATGCCCAAGACACGACCGCCAGCGCCGCCCCCTCGCCCGCTTTTTCCCCCACCGATACCCCGCAACCCCCGAAGGAGCCTGCCGTGACCGAAGCCGAAGCCGCCGCCCTCAAAGCGCAAAACGAAACCCTGCAACGCGAGCTGGACGCCGCCCGCGCCCGCGAAACCGCCGCCGCCCAGGCCGCGCGCACGGCCGAGCACACCGCCTTTGCCGAGCGCCTGATCAGCCAGGGCAAGGTGCCCGAGGCGGACAAGGCGCGCATCGTGGCCATTGCCGATGCCATCCACCCCGTGGGCGAGCCTGTGATGTTCGGCGAGGGCAAGGACACCGCCGAGCTGTATGCGCAGTTTCAGCAGTTCCTCGATGGCCTCAAGCCCATGGTCGCCTTTGGCGAGGCCGCCAGCCGCGAGCGCGCCCCGGGCAGCGAAGAGGCGGAGGAAGGCGAGCACATCGAATACGCCGAAGGCGCCGACCCCGAGCGCATCGAGCTGGACAAACGCATCCGCGCCCATGCCAAGGCCAAAGGCGTGGACTACCGCACCGCCGCGCTGGCCGTGGCGCGCTAAGAGCCTGCCCATCCCATTTCACCTACTGCAAAAGGATTGACCCATGTCCCGCATGAAAGAGCTGCGCATCGTTGACCCGGTGCTGACCAACCTGGCCGCCGGCTACGCCAACGACGAATTCATCGCCGATGCCATCCTGCCGCGCGTGCCCGTGGACAAGGAGGGCGGCAAGGTGCCGCTGTTTGGCAAAGCCCAGTTTGTGGAGCACCGCACCGAGCGTGCCATCCGCGCCGCCAGCAACGTGCGCGACCCAGAGGGCGTGCAGACCATGGCCTACACCCTCACCGAATACGACCTGGCCACACGCCTGGACTACCGCGAAAAACAGGAGGCCGCTTTCGCGCTGGAGGCCATCGAAACGGCCAACACCATGGAGCTGCTGCGCTTGGGCCACGAGCTGCGCGTGGCGCGCATCGTGCAAAACCCGGCCACCTACGCCACAGGCCACACCCTGGCGCTGTCGGGCTCGACCCAGTTCACCCACCCAGACAGCGACCCGCTGGGCGTGGTGATGGACGCCAAGGCCACCGTGCGCAGCAAGATCGTGCGCGAGCCCAACACCATGGCCATGGGCTATGAGACCTACCGCGCGCTGCGCCGCCACCCCAAGCTGGTGGGCCTGCTCTCGGACAACAAGGAGCGCATCCTCACCCTGGACGACCTCAAGCGCTTCTTCGAAGTGCAAACCATCCTCGTGGGCAAAGCCGTGTACTCGCCCGATGGCGAGGCCGTGCAGGACATCTGGGGCGACAACCTGCTGTTGACCTACACCGCCACGGCCACGGCCGGCGAGCGCAACTACCGCACCCCCAGCTTTGGCTACACGCTGTTCAAGCGCGGCTGGCCGCAGGTGGACAAATACAGCGCCGAGGGCGGCAAGGTCGAATTCGTGCGCGCCACGGAAATCAACGCCCCCTTCGTGCTGGCCAAAGCCGCGGGCTTTCTCGTCACCAACACCAACGCATGAGGGGCCGGGCCATGAGCGAGACCAAGCACCCCACCCGCGCCTACTTGGTGCAACTGCCGCTGCGCCACGGCACAGGGCCGAAGCACACCACCTACCAGAGCGGCCAAACCGTGCACCTGACCGAGGACGAGGCCGCCCGCCTGCTGCGCGCAGGCGTGATCCAGCCTGCCCCGGACAAAGCCCCGAGCGCCGCCCCGGACAACGCACCCGCCAGCAAAGCCCCGCCTGCCGCCCCGGACAACCCGCCCGCGGGCAAAGCCAAGGCCAAGAGCAACGCCAAGGAGTAAGCCATGAAAGCCACCTTCCACCCCGTTCTGACCGTCACCGTCACCGCCGCTGCCGATCTGGACAAACCCCGCCGTTTCGTCGGCTTTGACGGCAAGCTCTGCGCCGCTGCCGCCAAGGCCCTGGGCACCAACAACGCCACCTTTGCCAAGGGCGAGCAGGCATCCATTGACGCCCTTGGTGTCATCCTCGTCGAAGCCGGCGCAGCCATCACCCTGGGTGCCGAAGTGCAGTGCGATGGGGAGGGCCGCGCCGTCACCCTGTCTGGCGGCAAATCCAACGGCTGGGCCATGGATGCGGCCAGCGATGCGGGCCAAATCATCCGCATCGCCCGGGGCATCTGATGCCGTACGCCACGCCCGCTGACCTGGCCCGCGTGGCCACGCGCGGCTGGGACGATCTGGCCCAGCGCAGCGTGCAGGACGCGCGCCTGCCCGGCGCCCTGCTGCGCACCCTCTACGAAGGCGGCAGCGCCGCAGGCGCCGACCCCGCCGCGCTGGAGCTGGCCCGCCGCGCGCTGGAGCTGCTGCACGATGTATTGGAGCGCGCCAGCCGCCACGCCGACACCTACATCCAGCCGCGCTACCAGGGCGCGCTGCCGCTGCCCGCGCACCTGGTGGCCGGCAGCGACCTGCCCAGCGTCGTGGCAACCATCGCCTACCGCCGCTTGATGGGCGCATCCATCAGCGAAGACGTGGAGCGCAACACCCGCTGGGCCGATCAATACCTGCGCGATCTGGCCGATGGCCGCGTCAGCCTCGGCGGCAGCGACCACCACACCCCCCAGCCGCCGGGCCGCATGCTCAGCTGCACCGCGCCCAAGACCATCGACTGGCGCACGTATTGAGAGGGGCGGGCCATGAACACCATCGACATCAAGCGCGGCGCCAGCGTCCACTGGCAATGCACCGTCCAGCAAGGCGGCGCGCCGCTGGACATCACCGGCTGGCAGATCGACTGCCAACTGCGCGCCCCTGGCGGCGCGCTGGTGCAGCAGTTCGCCGGCGTCGTCACCGATGCCTTGGCGGGCCAGTTTGAGCTGCGCGCCAGCGCCGCCGAGACCGCCGCCTGGCCCTTGGGCGGGCTGTACGCCGACATCCGCTACACCGATGCCGCAGGCGCCGTCATGCACAGCGCCACCTGGCCCGTGCGGGTGGAGGCCGCCATCACCCGGGAGCAGCCATGAGCCCCGACAACTGGATGGCCGCCGAGCCGCTGCTCATCGCCCGCCTGCGCGCCACGCTGGCGCCCCAGGTGCACGTGCTCTCAGCTGCTGACCTGGCCGCCGTGGCCGATGGCGACCAGCCCACGCCCGCCGTGCATGTGCTGTACCTGGGCTACCAGGTGGCCGACAGCCGCACCGGCGCGCTGGCCGCCGTCGATCAGCAATGGCTCACCGTCATCCACACCCGCAACGTGGCCGACATCGAGCAAGGCTTTCACGCCCGCCAACAGGCCGGGCCGCTGGCCGCGCAGGTGATGGACGCGCTGTACCGCCACCGCCTCAAGGACGCGCAAGGCCAGCCCATCGGCACCTCGCCGCTGCGCCTGGCCCCGGCCCCGGCAGCGGGCTACCGCGACGGTGACTTTTACCTACCGCTGGGCTGGATCTGCCCAGTCATCTTCGGGAGTGACACATGTCCATCGTGACCATCATCAACCACGGCGCCCGCGCCAATCTCGTGACCATCGTCGGCGTACCCGGCCCCGCCGGGCCGCCTGGCCCGCCAGGCGCTGGCAGCGGCGGCGCGCCCCTCGTCAGCAGCGATGCCGCCAACCGCCTCAAAACCGGCAGCGACGGCGGCCTGCACGTGGCCGACACCCTCAGCGACCCCGTGGCCTATTACATCCTGGCCAAGGGCTAACCCCATCAACCCCCATCAACCCCCATCAACCACCCCCAAATAGGAGCAACGCAACATGACCATGGAAGCACAGATCATCACCCTGGCCCAAGCAATCGGCGCCGACATCAAGGGCCTGACCCTCAAACAAGGCGACCTGAGCGCGCTGCCCACCACTGCCAAGGCCAGCCTCGTGGCCGCCCTGGCCGAGCTGCACACCGCCATGCAGCAAATCAGCGCCAGCGCCGGCGCGCAGATTGACGACAGCGCCGGCACGGGCGTGAAAGACAAGACCTGGAGCGCCGACAAACTCGTCGCCGCCATCGACGAGGCCAAGCTGGCCGTCAAAAACGAGCTCACCGATGGCGCAGGCGCGGCGCTGGACACGCTCAACGAGCTGGCCACTGCGCTGAACAACGACGCCAACTTTTCGCAAACCATCGCCGCCGACATCGCCAAGCGCGTGCGTTACGACCAGGCCCAGGTGTTGAGCCAAGAGCAGCAAAAACAGGCCTGCGCCAACATCGGCGTGGGCGACCCCACGCACGACTACGTGGCCGACTACAACGCCGCCAAGGCCTGATGCGGGGCACGCCATGACGATGCAAGAGAGCATCAGCGCGGCTTTTGCCGCCGTGGGCGCGGACATCAAGGCGCTGCAGGGCGGCTCCATTGTGGACAGCGGCCAAAACGACAACGGCTTTTGGGTGCGCTGGGGCGACGGCACGCAAATGTGCCGCAGCCCCTGGATCGCCCTGAGCGCCAGCCCGGCGCTGGCCGCAGGCCAGGCGCGGGAGTTGCGCGGCGCGGGCAATGCGCCGGTGTGGGTCTTCCCCAAGCCATTCATCGCTGTCCAGCCCGTCACCGCCCTATGCAACTGCACCAACACCTGTGTGGGCACGATCGCGGGCTTGCGGACGCAAACCATCAACGGCCAGTCATGGACCGTCTCCATGCTGGAGTTCAAGGCCCGCAATGTCACCAACGCCCCCATTTACGGCTTGGCCCTGCAGGCCATCGCATGGGGCCGATGGAAATAAAGGAGCACACACATGCAAACCACCACCATCCAATTGCTGCGCCCGCATCGTCACGCTGGGCGCGATTACCCCGCAGGCGCGCAATTGACACTGCCCGCGCACAAGGCCGCCTGGCTGATCGGCCTGGGCGTGGCCCAAAACGCCAATCCCTCCCAAAGCGTCCAGAGCGCCCCGAGTGCCAGCGCCGAGGGCCAAGCCGCCAAAGGCAAAAAGGAGTAAGCCATGAGCATTGCAGCAACCAGCATCATCTGGAACGGGCAAGGCCCCGTCATGATCGGCACCTTTGACCCCACCCGAGGCCGCCCGGAAAACGGCTTTTTAGTGGACATCTACTCTGTGGGCTGCGGCAACCGCACATTGACGGCCACGCCCAGCCGCGAGACCACCACGCTCAAAGAGAGCTGCTCGGGCCAGCGCCTGACGCTCAAAGAATTGGAGACCAGCAAATCCTTGCAGGTCAGCCTCTCGATGGTGCAGTTCGACGCGCGCACCCTGGCGCAAGCCTTCTATGGCGAGGCCGTGGTCAAGCAGGCAGGCACCGTCACCGACGAAGTGTTGGCCGAGCTCAAGCCCGGCGACTACTTCTTTTTGAAGTACCCGCGCTCCAAAAGCGTGGTCATCGAAGACAGCACCGGCTCGCCCAAGACCTACGTCGAAGGCACGCACTACAAGATCAGCGACGCCGCCCACAGCCGCTACCAGCTCATCGCCCACCCCGGCGGGCACACCGAGCCGCTGAAAGTGGACTATTCGTACGACGGCTACGTCAACATCGCCGCCTTCAGCAAGACCAACGTCGAGAAAGGGCTGATCTTCAGCGGCATCAATGGCGATGGTCAAAAGGTGCGCGTGATCATCCCGCGCATCAGCTTGGCCATGAGCGGGGATTTTGGCTGGATCAGCGACGAGCCATCGGAACTCACCCTGGGCGGCCAGGCGCTGTACGTTCCTGAGCTGCAAAGCGATGCGGATTTTGGGCCGTTCATGCGCGTGGATGTGATGCCCGATCTCTGATCGCCAGCACAGGGCCTTTGCCAGGCCAACAAAAAACCGCGCCGGGCAAGAGCTGGGCGCGGTTTTTTTACGGGGTCGGCGGGGCTATCGGCGCAGCCAAGACAGCACCCACAGCACGGCGGCCACGGGGGCAAGCAACACGATCAAGCCCAGGGGGATGGCAAACAGCATCTCTAACACCTGGCCAGGGTCATAGCCCCACACCGCGCCGCCAACGAAGAAGGCAAGGGCCGCAAGCACCGGGGCCCAGGAGTACAGCAGGGACTGCCAGAAGGATTTTTTAAGAGATTGAGCCATGGCAAACAGCGATCTAAAAACCAAACTCACCATTGAGGCCGACGCCCAAGGCAGCGAAGAAATCATACGGCTGCGCCAACAGGTTGACAAGCTGGGCGCGGCCGCCGATGAGGCCTCGCCCGAGTTCGCGCAATTGGCCGATGAGCTCAAACGATTGGGCCAGTCGCAAGCGGCCATCGCACAGTTTGAACGCCTCAAAACCAGTACGCAGCAAACCGCAAAGCAGTTGCAGCAGCTGCAACAAGCCACGCGCGAGGCCGCCCTGGCCCTCAAGGAGCAGGAGCGCGCCGTTGCCCAGGCCACTGCGGCCAACCATAAAACGGGCGAACAGCTCAAGCAACAACGCACCTACCAGGACGAGCTGCGCACCTCCATCAAGGCGTTGGCCGCCGAATACAAAGCCCAGGCCCAGGCCGCCAAGGCATCGGGCGACACCTCGGCGCAGACGGCCCAGCGCCTGGCAGATACTCGCGCGCAACTGGGCGTTTTGCGCACGGAATACCGAGAGGCGGCAACGAATGCGCAGCAGCTGGGCAGGGCCCAGCGCGACAGTGCCCAGGCGCTGGATGCGGCCAACAAGGCCCAAGCCCAGGCTGCCAAGCAGTTTGAAGGCCTGCGCAAAGACACCCAGCAAACCAAGCAGGCCCTGGCAGAGCAGAACATCAGCCTGCAACGTGCGCGTGACCGGCTGGGAGAGCTGAGCGTTGCCAGTAGCGGCCTGGCCCGGGCGCAACAGGACATGGGCCGCAACCTGGCTGCGGCGCAGCAGCAGATTGCCCGCCTGGCCGCAGAGGCCGAGCAGGCGGCCCAGGTGCTGGCCGACCGGGAGCTGCTGGGCGTGCGCGCCCATGCCGAGGTGCAAAAGGAGATCGAGGCCACCCGCGCGGCCTACGAGCGCCTCAAGGCCAGCGGCCAGCTCAGCCAGGCCGAGCTGGCCCAGGCGGCCCTCAAGACCGAGGAGCGCATCCGCGAGCTCAAGCACCAAACCAACGGCTGGACGGAGAGCTTGGGCAAGGCGCGCGGCGCATTTGCCGCTCTGGCTGCCAGCGGCGCGGGCCTGGCCGCCATGGCCAAGCGGGCCGTCGATTTTGAGAGCGCCATGGCCGACGTGGCCAAGGTGGTCGATGGCACAGAACAGCAGATCAATGCGCTGGCCTCGCGCATCAAGGAGATGACGCGCGAGATTCCCCTGGCCGCGCAAGAGCTGGCGCAGATTGCCGCCGCAGGTGGTCAGCTGGGCGTGCCGCTGCAAAAGCTCGACCAGTTCGTCCTGCTGGCCGCCCAAATGGCTACGGCCTTCAACCTCAGCGCCGATCAGGCCGGCCAGGCTGTGGCCAAGCTCAGCAACATCTTCAATCTGCCCCTGGAGCAGGTGCGCGAGCTGGGCGACGCCATCAACACCCTGGGCAATACCATGGCCGCCAAGGAGGGCGACATCGTCGAGGTGCTCACGCGCATCGGCGGCACGGCCAAGCAGTTCGGCCTGTCTGCCCAGCAGGCAGCGGCGCTGGGCGCGGCCATGCTCAGCCTGGGCGTGTCTGCCGAGGTGGCCGGCACGGGCATCAACGCCATCCTCTCCAAGCTGCAAACGGCGGGCGTGCAGAGCAAGGATTTCCAAGCCGCGCTGCAAGAGATGGGCATCTCGGCCCAGCAGCTGGCCGCCGACATCCAGGCGCACCCGCAACGCGCCCTCAATGAGTTTCTGCGCACGCTCAGCAAGCTCGAAGGCACGCAAAAGGCCGAAATCCTCTCGCGCCTGTTTGGCACTGAATACCAGGACGACGTGGCGCGCCTACTGGCCGGGCTGGATGGTTACGGCGCGGCGCTGGAGCGCGTTGGCAATGCCTCGCAAACCGCAGGAGCGATGCAAAAGGAGTTTGCCGCCCGAACGCAAACCACCGAGGCGCAGCTCAAGCAGCTCAAAAACAGCATTGACGAGGTCGCCATCAACCTGGGCAGCGTATTGCTGCCGCTGTTGCGCAAGGTCGCCTCCGGGGTGTCCAGCGCCGCGCAGGCCGTGGCAGAGCTGGTCGAGCGCTTTCCGGAACTCACCAAGGTGGCCACCGTACTGGTCACCCTGGCTGCCAACGCGGCGGCGCTGCGCCTGGCCTGGCTGGCCCTGGGCGTGGCCGGGGCCAAGGCCTTTGCCGGTGTGGCTGCTCAAGTGGGCGCGCTCAATGTCGGCATGCAGCAGCTGGCCGCGCAATCGTCCATTGCCGCCGCGGCCATCAAATCCGCCGGGCTGTTGGCCGCATCGGGTTGGACGGGCTGGAACATCGGCTCTACCTTGCGCGAAGAATTCCTTGTGGTGGAGCAGGCAGGCATCGCCCTGGCCGCCGGCCTGACCAAAGCCGCCGCGCGCGCGCAGCACTACTGGGAGTCGCTCAAGGCCGTGTTCACCGACGACACCCTGGAGGCCGCAGAAGAGCGCCTGGCGCAAAAGCTGAGGCAAATCGACGACGACTACGCCGCCCTGTTCGAGTCGGCCGCCCAGGCCCGCCAAGGGCAAGAGCAATTGGCCCAGTCGGCCGAGACGGCCGCCGCTGCCGTGCAGCAGCAAACTGCGCAAACCCAGCAGGCCGCCGCCGCCATGGGGCAGGCCATGGCCGGGGCCGTCCAAACCATTGACCAGGTCGATCAGGCCATGCAGCGCGCGGGGGCGAGCGCCCAGGCCACCGCATCGGCGCTGCAAGAGGCTTTCGCGCAGGCCATCGGCCAGGCCAAAACCCTGGCCGACATCGAGGCGCTGGAGAAAAAACTCAAAGACCTGGAGGCCGCCGGGCGCATTGGCGCTGAAGGCGTCAAGGCCATCACCGAGGCCATTGCCCGGCAGCGCCAGAGCATTGAAGCCACCGACAAGGCCCGCCAGGACATGCTTGAGGGCTTCAAGGAACTGGGCACTGACGGCGCTGCCGCCCTGGGCCAGATCAGCGAAGGCGCGCAAAAAGCCATTGACGCGGTGGACAAAATCGCCGCCGCTGCCAAAGAGGCCGGGCTGGGCGTCAATGAAGCCGCCCAGGCCATCGAAAAAGCCTTCACCGCCGCCGTGCCCAAAGCCGACAGCCTGCAAGCACTGGATGCCTTGCAGCAACGCCTCAAGGCCGCCGGCCAGGCCGGGCACATCGGCGCCGAGGGCATTGCCCGCGTGCAAGCCGCCCTGGACAAGCAGCGCGCGGCCATCGAGGAGCAGCTGCCCGGCATTCAAAGTCTGGAGCAGGCCCTGAAACAATTGGGCGTCACCCCCGTCCGTGAGCTGCAAGAACTGGCGCGGCGCGCGCGCGAGGCCTTTGAGGCCGTGAAGCAATCGGGCCAGGCTACGCCGCGCGAAATCAACGAGGCCTGGCGCAAGATGGCCGAAGCGGCCATTGAAGCCAACGGCGGCGTGGCCGACGCCGCGCTGAGAGCCCAGGCCGCGCAGCATGGCTTTGCCTTGCAGGCCGATGAGTCGGGCAAGGTCGTCATCAAGGCCATGCAGGGCGCGGCCCGCGCCACGCGGGAAGTGGGCCAGGCCTCGCGCGAGGCGGCCCGGCAAATGCAGCAGATGCAGGCCCCGGCCCAGGACGTGGAGCAGGCCGTCTACAACGCCATTGAGCGCCACAAGGAGGCCGGCAAGACCATCACCAGCGCCTGGCTATCGGCCAGCGCCGCGGCCAGCCAGTATGCGCAAGAGGCGGCGCGCCACGCCCACGAGATGGTCGGCGCCATGGAGGTGCCCGGCCGTGTGCTCATGTCCTGGAGCCAACTCGACCAGTTGCAGGCCGAGCACCTGGCCAAGCTGGGGCGGGTGGCCGATGAGTATGTGCGCGCCATGCAGGCCATCGACGCGCAGCAGCAGGCGCTCTCGCGCAGCAACAGCTCGGCCGCGCAAGGGGTGGACGATCTGAGGCTGCGGCTGCTGGAGCTGGGCGGCACCGAGGCCGAGATCGCCCGCGAGCGCCACCGCCGCGACGAGCTGCGCATCGAGCGGGAAATCCAGCTGGCGCAACTGGAGCTGCAGCGCGCCCAGTTGCGCGGCGACGAGCAAGCCGCGCAGCGCCTGCAACAAGACATTGCGCATTTGCGCGAGCAAATCCAACTGCTGGACAAGATTCACGCCATTGAGGAGCGCAACCGCAAGGCCCGCGCCCGCGAAGAGGCCCAGCGCGGCGGCCAGGCCGGCGGCGGCGGCGCAGGCGGCCTGCCGCCGCCCGCGCCAGCGCCCGCGCCCCAGCCCGCCCCACCTGCGCCGCCGGTGCACATCACCCTCAACGCCAACGGCGTCAATGACCCGCTGCGCCTGGCGCGGCTGATTGAGCCCGAGCTCAGGCGCATGGCGCAGCTGGCGCGGTAGGCAAAACGGCCACAAAGGCCGGTTTGCTCATCTTCTGACACCTGTCAAAAGACCTGCCCTTACAAACCCGGCACAGTGCAATGACTGGCCGGGTTTTGTTTTGCCCATTTTGCAAAGCGCTTTAATCAACGTTCGCGGCCAGTGCCCCGCACACTGCCGCCATGCCATCCGTCCAACGCTATCTCTCCGGCCACAACAACGCCGCCCGCAGCGCCGCCCTGACGGCCTCCAGCGTGCGCGCCAGCCAGGCCATTGAGCGCGTGCGGGCGCAGCGCACGGGCGGCGGGCGCGTGCGGCTGTCAGGGGCCTACAGCGGCCATGCCGCGGCGCAGGTGGAGATTGAGCTGCGCGCCGCCGGCGGCGTGCCGCGCGCCTCGCAGCCGCAGTTTGCCGGCGTGGGCAATGGGCAGCTCTCCGTGCTGGGCGTGGATGCGGCCGCGCCGCTGCAGGCGTTGACGCTGACGCTGGTCGATTTGGGCGTGCCCACCGAGCATGCGCAGCTGGCGCTGCGCGAGGTGCAGATCCGCGCCCGTGCCCCGGGCGCGGCGGGCAATCAGATCCGCATCACGGTGCAGCCGCAGCTGCAGCGCGCGGCCACCGATTGGGCGCTGTTGGCCGATTGGCCCGCGGGCAGCGCCCTGCAGCAGGGCGCGCAATGGGACTGGGGCGGCCTGCCGCTGTCTGCCCAGGGCCAGCTCGATGAGCGCAGCGGCCGCATCCAGATCGGCCACGACCCGCAGGTGTACCGGCCCTACCGTGTCTACAAGGATGGGGCCTGGCAGTTTGGCCTCACGCCCGCGCCCGAGCGGCCGCTGCCGGCGGGCGCTCCGGTCTGGCGCGTGAGCGGCGGCTATGTGGTGACGGTCACCGATGGCCAGGCGGTGGAGACCTACGGCGACACGGCCGCGGGCCAGCCGGCAGTGGTGACGCTGTATGAGCTGCTCTCCGCACTGGCCGGCTCGGCCCTGGTGGAGGTGGCCGGCGTGGTGGCCGCCGAGCGTGCCCTGGGCGGGCAGGCGGCGCTGGACGTGCCGCTGCGCACCCAGGCCTGGCTGCATGGCATCAGCGGCAAGGTGGCATTGCAAGACGTGGCCGTGCCGCCGGCCGCGCCCACGCAGCAGCTGACTGTGCGCTGCATCAATGCCGACGTGGTGGGCCAAGAGCGCTGGAGCGTGCAGGGCGCGGTCTCCGGCGCGCTGCCCGTGGCCGTGACCGGCCAGCGCTACCAGAGCGCGGCGGCTGATTTTTTGATCCCGGCCATTGCGCCGGCTGCCCTGGGCAGCGGCGAGGTGGGGTTTGTGTACACGCCCACGGGGCGCAGCGATGAGGAGGGCCTGCCCAGCGTGTGCCTGCGCCCGCTGCGCCTGGGGGCCAATGCGCGGCCGCTGACGGTGACGTTTCGGTATTCCAAACGCCCGCCGGCCGAGTGTTCGTGCAGCGACATGGCCGCGCCACGGCTGTCGCTGTCTTGTTTGGGTTTGGAGAGAGAGGACGATATGGCCCTGGACGCTGCGCATCAGCAGCGCCTGCAGCTGCTTTACCAATGGCGCCGTGATTTCATGGCCAGCAATACGGCCAAATTCTTTGCCGTGCGCAAGGACATGGACTTTGCCGATCTGGTGACCAAGCATTTTGCAGAGGCGCTGGCTGAGATTTACGAGGTGGCCGCCGCGGCGGCCGAATGGGATGCTGCGCTGGTGGACATGCGCGCCGATTTGCAAGCCCTGGAGGGCCTGCAGTGGACGGATTTTGCGGGCGGCAACATCAATGCGCGCGATCAGGTCTGGCAGACCGGCGGCAATGCGGCCATTGCCGGTGCCGCCAAGATCACCAAGCCCGGCCAACTGCTGCAGGCCGAGGACGGCGACGGCCAAGCCTGGCTGTACCAGCACCTGTCCACCACCATCGAAGACCTGGCGCGCAAGTACGCCGCGCGCATGGACTACTGCCGCACCTTGGCGGGCATCGTCCCAAAATCTAAATCCAGCAGCACAGACGCGGGCAGCTGCTGGACCGACCACGGTGGCACCCATTGGTGGGTGGACACCGAGGGCAACTATCTGCCCGCATTCACAGGCCATGCCTACATCAGCGCCAAGCGCGACGCCGATGGCAAGGTGTACAGCACGCGCGAGTTCGGGTTTGGGCTGTTAGTGGCCTGCCCGGATCGCCTCAAGGAGGGCGATCAGATCACCGTGCGCATCCACAGCGTGGACGGGCACCGGCCCTACCAGGTGGGCGATGAGGCTGTGATCAGCACCGTGGCCGCAGGCCCGGCCTGGCTGGCCGGCGGCGTGGACGGCACGGATGCGCTGACCTGGCGCGTGGCCGGCAGCGTCAGCGGCGCGCTGCCCGATTACATCGTGCCTACCGATGGCGCGGCCGCGCCCGTCTATCACCAGGCGGGCGCGCGCCTGCAAATGGCCCTGGGCGGCATCCCGTTTGCGCTGGGCGATACGTTCAGCCTGGCCATTGAGGCCGGGCAGTGGCGCTGGCGGCGCGATGCCGGCGCATGGTCGGCCCTGGCGGACATCCCCGCCAGCGGACAAGCGCCGCTGGCCGATGGGCTGCAGGTGCATTTTGATTCGGGCGCGGCGCCCTCGTTTGCCGATGGCGACACATATATGTTTACCGTGCACCAGCCCTGGGCCGTGGGCCACGTGCGCGATGCGCACGAGAGCGCCTGGGGCTGGGCGGGCGCGGCGGCCACGCTGGAGATCGACCTGGGCGCGCCCACGCCGGTTGCGGCCCTGGCCCTGGCGCGCTACCACCTGCCCGCCGGGGCGCAGGTGCGCATCGCCATCGATGGCGGCGCGCCCCAGCTGCTGGACACCAGCGGCCCCGTGGCCGTGCTGCTGCTGAGCGCGCCCGTGCAAGCTGCGCGCCTGCTCATCAGCATCAGCGGCGCCGAGGGCGGGCACATCGGCTGGCTGTGGGCCGGTGTGCCCCTGGCCACCGACCACCACGCCAGCCAGTGCCAGCGCGTGCGGCGCTGGGCCGTGGGGCGCGGCAGCGGCATCAACCCGGCCAGCCTGTACGCGGGCGCGGGCGATGGCTGGCGCCTGGCCTGGTCGCCCGGCGACGCGACCGCCTCGCGCCTATTGCAGGCCGATCTGCAGCGGCTGCTGCCGCTGCTCGATTGGGCCCAGCAGCAGGACGAGCCGCTGATCCTGGTGCCGCACCACCGCCACCCGCAGGACGCCAGTTTGGTGCGCCTGGGCGCAGACGCCTTGGAGATCACCGACCAGCACGCCTGGCAGCCCGACGATGCGCAGCAGCGGCTGCTCTCGGCCACGCTGGATTTGGAGCCGGTGTTCGCATGATCTGCTGGCTGGACGTGGATGGCGGCGCCGATGGGCACCGCATCAGCCTGGTGCCGCCGCGCGGCGCGCCGGCCGGCGGCGCGCGCGTGCTGCCGCTGCTGGCGGGCATCTCGGCCATTGAGCGGCCGCTGTCCATCCCCGGCATCGCCGCAGCACCCACCAGCCACCTGGACGCGGCCCTGGCCAATGCCGGCGGCGCCATTACGCGGCTGTGGGGCCAGCGCCCGCCGCTGCGGCGCGCGGCGCGCATCATGGGCCGCGCCGGGCCCATCTGGCAGGGCGTGGTCACCGCGCTGGAGTTGGGCCAGCAGGCCCGCATCACGCTGGAGGCCGGGCTCGACCGCCCCCTGTCGGACAGCCTGCCACTGCGCACCAGCGCGGTCTGGGGCGGCTGGCGCGACGTGCGCGTGCTGCCCTGGGCCTGGGGCCGCGTGACGCTGGCCCCCATCCAATACAGCGACGACCAGCGCGTGTACCTGCTGGCCGACCATCCCATCGAGGGCGTGGACGAGGTCAAGCGCGACGACGTGGCCACGCAGGCCTGGGAGTGGCGCAATGCGCTGGACAGCACCGGCCACGCCGTGGCCCTGCTGGAGCTGGCCGAGCCGCTGGCCGATGGCGAGCGCCTGGCTGTGACTTTGCGCGGGCGCATGCACCCGGAGACGGGCCGGCTGCTGCAAACCCCGGCCGAGATCGTGCACGACGTGCTGGCCCGCCTGGCCGGCGCGCCCGTGGCCTGGGCCGAGCTGGACGATTGGCGCGCCCAGACCAGCGATTGGCGCTTGGGCGGCGTGCTGGCCGACAACAGCATCACGGTGCGCGCCGCTGTGGATCAGATCGTGCAAAGCGCTGGCGGCGCGTGGTCGCCCGCCATGCCCGGCATCGCCACCGCCTGGCCGCCACTGCCCGATGCGGCCGCGCCCGCGCACCCCGTAGGCCTGCGCAATGTGCGCGATGTGCAGGCCAGCACTGAGGCCGGCGGCATCGTCACCGTGCTGCGCGTGCTCTACGACTGGGACCATGCCGCCGGCCGCTACCTGCGCGCCGTGCAGCTGCGCGCGCCCGATGCGGCGCGCGAATACGGCGAGCTGGAAATGGACTGGCCCGCGCCCTGGCTGCGCAGCCCGCGCCAGGCCCAGGCTCTGGGCGCGCGCATGCTCGCCTGGCTGGCCCGGCCGCGCTGGCGCGTCAGTTGGCAGCAGGACTTTGCGGACATCGCCACCGGCGCCTGGGTGGACATCGATCACCCGCTCTCGCCCATCAGCGGCCGCCAACGCCTGGTGCATGCGCGGCTGGATTTGCAGCAAGCCAGCCTGGCCTGCAGCGTCATCGCGCCCGTGGGCGATGCGCCTGAGATCGAGATCGTGCGGCTGTCCAGCGCTTTTGAGCCCGTGATCCAACCCGGCATCACTGTGGAGGTGGCCGAGGGCGAGATCATTTTTACGGCCCGCGACGAGCAAGGGCGCGTGCTGGCCGGCGCGCGCATCACCCTCAATGGCCAGGCCACGCGCATTGCCGACAGCGCCGGGCGCGTGTCGTTCCCCGTGGCGCGTGGCCGGCACGTGCTGCTGATCGAGGCCGATGGCTACCCGGCCACCGAGGCCGTGGTCGTCGTGTGAGGAGGCAGGCCATGCAGCATGAGCGCAGACGATTCTTCCCATCCCGGCGCGTGCAGACCGTGCCCGGCCGCAGCGTCGAGCTGGAAATGCAGTTGCGCCCCGGCGCCACCGCGCCCGTGCCCGTGCCTGCGGCCCAGCCGCCGGCACGGCCAGAGCCCCCGGCCCCGCCGCCTCCGCCTCCCGCCGAGGGCTGCGGCTGTGAGGTGCATGGCGCCGGGTGGCTGGTTTCGGGTGTGGGGGAGCTCAGCGAGCAGCTGCCCAATGGGCAGACGCGTTTTTACAGCCAGTGGGGCGCCAATGAATCACGCTGGACGGGCACGCCCGCGCACTACGACGCGGACGGCAACCCGCTGCCCATCCCGGCCGAGCAGTTCCATTGCCACTACGTCAAGGCCGATTACTCATCGGCAGAGCTCGGGCTGCACGCCGTACTGCAGGGCCGGGCGCTGGCCAATGCGCACTGGACGTTTCAATGGCAGGGCGGCGCGCTGGGCGAGCCCGTAGCGCCCGGTTATTACGGCGGGGTATTGCGCGTCAACACCTGGGGCAATGTGCTGCAGGTGATTGGCAGCGGCATCAGCCATGACGGCACCGAACGCATCGTCGGCCTCACCGCCTGGGCCCACTGCGGCGGCGAGCAAGTGGCTGAGCTGACGCTCGATATCTACTTCCCAGGGTATTGATGGGCAAAAGGTAAAAAAGACGGGCGACTGCACTGGTGTTGCGAGCACCAGCGCAGCCCCCGATCCGCTGTCCAAGCCAGCAAATCAGGCAAGGCCCGCCACACTCGCGAGTGCGGGGCGAGCCTACCACGGGCGTTACAGCCCGTGCAAAGGATTTGCACACCATGCAACAAGATCAGAGCAAGCAGGAGATTCGCTGCGGCCAATGCCGCAAAAAGCTCGGTGAGGGCTACTACGTCTGCCTGGCCATCAAGTGCCAGCGATGCAAAACACTCAACCATTTGAGGGCATCGACCCCAGTACCGCACGCCTGCGAGCGTCCAACCGTCACGAGAGAGGACGCACATGGCGACATTAACAACCCAATCCAGCCCTGATGCAGCGCGCGTTGCGCGCTCGGTGCTCAGGTACTTCGGCGGCAAGTGGCAGATCGCCCCCTGGGTGATTTCGCACCTGCCCGAGCACCGCATCTACGTCGAGCCATTCGGCGGCGCGGCCAGCGTGCTGCTGCGCAAGCCGCGCTCGCGCATTGAGGTCTACAACGACCTCGATGAGGAGATTGTTGGGCTGTTCAGGGTGCTGCAAGACCCTCGGCAATGCCAGCGCCTGATTCGCCTGCTGCGGCGCACGCCGTATTCGCGTTGCGAGTTCGAGCGTGCATTCATGGCCAGCGACGACCCGCTGATTCGGGCGCAGCGCGCCATCGTACGGGCCTACCAGTCCTTCCACCACGAGGCCCTGTTCAACCCGCGCAAGATCACGTTTGCCGACGCGCGCCACCGCAGCGGCAACCACTGCAAGGCGCACGAGTGGGCCAGCTACCCGCGCCACCTGGTGCAGGTCTGCCGCAGGCTGCAGGGCGTGGTCATCGAGCGGCGCGATGCGCTGGAGGTGATCCGGGCGCAGGATTCGCCCGATACGCTGTTCTTCGTTGATCCGCCATACCTGCCCAGCACACGCAGTAAATCGGGCTACCGACACGAGATGGATGAGGCGCAGCACGTGCAGCTGCTTGAGCGCCTGCGCACCATCCAGGGCCGGGCTGTGGTGGCGGGCTACCCCAGCGAGCTCTATGACGACCTGCTCAGCGGCTGGCAGCGCGTGCAGCGCCCGCACAGGGCCGCCGGCAGCGCCAGGGCACGCACCGAGGTGCTGTGGATCAGCCCAGTCAAGCGGTAATGGTCAGTGTCCGACACACCTGTCGGACACCTCCAAAAGCGCTTGGATTCGGGCGCAAACAGAGCGTCAATGCGTCCATCGCAACAAACCATGGAGATGTGTGATGCCCCGCAAGCCCAAACCAGCGCAGGCAAATTTGACAAAGCCCAGATACGTGCTCACAACCAATGGGCCTGTGCTTAAGCGCCCTGGTCGCAACATGACGATGCGGCAGATGCGGGACTGGGCCATTGCCAACGCGATCGCGGAGGTGGATCTGCAGCAACTGGCCAGGCAGCAAGCTGCCGCCTGA